CCGTAGCAGACACGGCCTTCCAAATCGTCCTCGTTAACGGTGAACTCGCATTTATCCCAAATGTGCATCGGCATCCAACGGATAGCCTGCTTGACCCACTGGTTCAAACGAAGTTGCCGGAAAGCGTTCTCCTCACCGGGGTTTTGCTTTGCCGACTCACAGGCGTCACGCACTTTGTCGATGCCGACCGTGATGCCGAGAGAGGGGTTGGCTTTCTTCCAAGTGGCGGGGTCTGTCCAGTCGTCAGCCTCATCTGCACCGTAGATGACGGGATAAAAGGTATGGTCAATTTTTCTGCCTTCAATGATGTCCTTTGCCTTTTGGTGAATCTCATAGCAGATGGACTTCGTATCATTGCCGGCTGTGGTAATCAGAAAGTATAGGGGTTGCATACGAGCATCGCCGGAACCCTTGGTCATAACATCAAACAACTTTCGGTTCGGCTGGGTATGTAGCTCATCAAAGACAACTCCGTGTGTATTGAAGCCGTGCTTATTGCCGACATCGGCAGACAACACCTGGTAGATACTACCCGTGGGCTGATAGATGATTCGCTTTTGAGAATCCAGGATTTTTACTCGCTTGGAAAGCGCCGGACACATACGAACCATATCCGCAGCCACGTTAAAAACGATGGATGCCTGTTGTCGGTCGGCCGCACAGCCGTAGACCTCGGCACGTTCCTCACCATCACCGCAGGTCAGAAGCAGAGCCACGGCAGCCGCCAACTCGGACTTGCCTTGCTTCTTGGGGATTTCGATGTAGGCGGTATTGAACTGGCGGTAGCCGTTGGCCTTCAGCGTTCCGAATACATCACGGATGATTTGTTCCTGCCAGTCAATCAGTTCAAAAGGCTTTCTTGCCCAGGTGCCTTTGGTGTGGCACAGGCTTTCAATAAAGGCGACCGCATAGTCAGCGGAGGCTTTATCGTAATAAGACCCTTCATTCATGAAACGGGTCGGTTTGTACTTTTTCAGTTTTCTGATATGCGTCACCTCCTCAAAAAGGGCGTAAAAAAACAGCCCTATGGCTATAATGTGGTTGCGCTTACATTTTGGTGCGCAACCTCCGTATACGAGGAACAGAGCCTCTCGGCTCTATCCCAGGGCTATTGGGTTTTAGTAGTTATTACCGTGAAGCAGAATCTCCAATGCAAGCTGGGTGTCTGGGTCGGCGGGTTCGATGTCCCAACCTCTGTCATAGTTGCATACGATTTTGCCATCTCGCTTGAGCATCAGCTTGCTGACCTTGCCACCCTCGATGCCGAACCTGGAAGGCTCGTCGAAAACCTTCATCCAGTAATGGAAGATGCTATTGTAAACCTTGAGGCTACCTTCTTTCCACATCGCTGCGCCCCTCCTTAAATGCTCTTCATGCGAATGGCAGGAATCCGAGCGCGTTCGCCGGTCTGCCAATCGGTGTAGCTTGCGTTGACCTCGGTAAGCCCTGCCATCTGGAAGCCGTGCTTCTCGAAGGCTGCCAGGGTGGGAATGAGGCTTGAGAAGGTGCTGCTGATGGTGAATTCGGTGATTCCGGCTTCTTTGAAGGTGTCCGCAATGGACTCGATGTCGGTGTCCCAAATGACCTCGGAGAAGTCAACCAGGTCGTTGCCTGCGCCAATGCTCTTGCGGTATGCCCAAAAGGCGGTGCTGTTGATGCCGTAGTCCTTAAGGCTTGTTGCCTGCTCGGTGATGGCTCTTTCAAAAAGGTCGATTTTCTTCATGGTGGTGTACCTCCGTTTGTTTTGTTGTGAGTGTATATTACCGTCATAGTCGGAATATATCCAGACATTTCGGAGATATAAACTACACAATCTTTCGGGGTAAAAAGTGTGTGTATTACACCTTTTTACACTCGTCCTCGACCTTCCTACAGGAGTCCTCGCCATAGGCAACACCCAAGCCGGAACCGCAGTCCCAATCCACGTGGATGGTGCCGACGCTGTCCACCGCACGAACTGTCCCACGGCAACCGGGGTGTAATTTCGTGTTGTATGGGTCGCTCATGTGGACAAGTTCCACACGGCATCCAACGGGGTAAGCCTGGCGGATGCGATCCACCGTTTCTTTACTCGGAAATCTCATTCTTCGCACCTCCTTTGAAAGCGGAACTGCCCGTCAGATTGCGGAGCAGGATTTTGCGTTCGGATTTGTATTCCTCACCGATGAAGCCCAGGCGCAGGAGGAAGCAGCGGAATGCGTACTTGTCATTGTCCGTTGCCTTTTCCTTTGCCACCACACGCTTCTGATTCCGTGCCATCTCACACAGCTTGCAGATGAAGGTGTCGTAGGCTTTCATCTCGTCCGGGGTGGGAATGCCGGGAAACCAAGGGAAGGAAACCTTCGTGTCGGTGATTTCCAGGGGAAGGTTGTCCGTACCCAGGGCTTTTTTGATAAGGTTGCCCTTGGCTGCGATGATGCCCTTGAGGTTTTCCAAGTTGGCATCGGTGAAAAGGCTGCGGGGCATGGAAATGCAGATGCCCTGGAAATCGTCGGGAAGTTCCTCTTCCTCGGTGTGACTCTGATTAATGTCAAAGCCCTCATCGTAGATGTGCTGAAGCAAGCGTTCAATGACCTCGCTGTCGGCACTGTCATCAAAGGTGAGGCTGCCATTCTTCTCGATGGTGAAGCAATCCACCTGGTAGGCACAGGAAGGAACTCCGAGGTATTTGGCTTCGCAACCCGTCCACTGCGCGATGGTCTGAACCAGGCGCTTGCGTTCTGCGCCCGTTGCGTTGATTGTGATTGTCATGGTAGTGACCTCCTTTATTTTTGGTAGTCACATATTACCGTCAGTGTGCAGATATAGCCAGTTATATCTGCACACACGGGCGTAGATTATGTGGAGAGATTTTCGACTTCGTTTTGTGTACACCAGACAATGCCGGAAAGCACAAAAACCACGCAGGGCAAAGCCACTCCGTTACCCCACATCTTATATTCGGCTGCATCCGAATGAGGGTCACGCAGCCATTTGGCAATCTGCTTCAGCGTCTTGGGCTTGGTGGACGAGCCGACAATCTTCCGATGGGTTTCAAACACATCGTACCAATAGCGAAGGTCATCCGTGGTAGGCTCAATGCCCAGGTCATCGCACCACCAATCCGGGAAACCCTGCAAGCGGGCGCACTCGGTAGGTGTCAGTCTGCGGACGGTATAGCCATTCTGCACGGCGCCGGGACCTTTGGCAACGAGGGTCGGCTGTAACTCCGGCTCAAAGGTCGGAGAGAACTTTGCGTTCTTGCCTTGGTTGAAAGTGTCCCTGCCGATGCCGTAGCAAACGGCCGTAGGGTCTTTGTAATCCCTGGCAAGGACGGTGGGTGCTTTGTCCTCGGCAACCTGGGCGAAGCTGCCCGTGGTCATTGCATAGACAGCGTGGCGGTCGACCGTGTTGAGGGTATACATCACATCGGACTCTTTGTAGCCGTCCCCCTGGTGGGAAGGGCGGGTGCCGTTGCCCTCGATCACAATGATACCACCCTGGTTGCATCCGGGGTTTCCGCCATTGCCGTCAAGGGTACGAGAAGTATCCGCTTCGTAAATACCGCTGTGGGGATTGGCAGATTTCATAGCGTTGCTGTCGTGGGAACTGATGCCGTATGCCTGCAGAACACAGTTGAAATGGTTCTTGTCCGGCATTCGCTGATTGCCACCTGCATTGTGAGCGGTAAGCGTGGAAGCGGTCTGTTCACCGTCCCAATTGCAAGGCTCGAACAAGGTTTGGTCGTTGTTGCAGGACAGAGTGGCGGATTTGTTCTCCTGGATGAGCGGACCCTTGCCACCGCCTTCACAGCCGGAGCGGATTTTCATCACAAGAGGAACATTGCCACCGCCAGTTCCCATACGAGAAGTAAGGGTCTGTACCTTATCGTCCTCGGAGATGGTAACACGGCTGTCTGCCGGGTGGTTCTCCAACGCAACTGCGGCAGGAACAACACCCGCTCGGAGTGTCGGAGAGGTTTCTTCCTCATAGCCGATGCTACGACTCTTGGAAGAATGCTCGGTACAAAAGCCTGCAGACTCCATCACACAGGGTGGATGGTGAGCCTCGGCACGGAGAGTGCAGGTGACCTCATCGGTGACATCCATTCGATTGCCACCCTG